TTTGCCCCTTTAATGAAAAAACGCCGTCACCATTTCCCCATTATACCACACATTCATTGTACTGTCAATAGGTGCCCCTTTAACGTAAAAATGGCACTTCTCATTTGCACTAATAAATAAGAAAACTCTACCACTATTAAAGCGCTAGAGTTTTCTATAATAAATTTTTTAACAGTTTGTAAATGGAATAGAGAAATGCAGTGGTGGTATAATGATGTAATTTACTGTCATGGTTTCAGCAATAGCATTTGCATCAATAACTGTAATATAGAGTTTAACTAAGTTGTTAATTAGTGCAATATTGGCAATACCGCTATACCATTTGTTATCACCATACAATCTACAAGGAACTGATATATTTGTACTATTTTCTTTTACAAGACCAAACACAAAATCTGAACCAAAAGCTATGATTGGGTCACGGGCATCTGACCTGATAGTAACACCTGTAGAACTATGCATAGTTATTTCATCAACATAATCTAAGTTATATTGATTACCATTTAAACTCTCATAGCATCTTTTGTTTAGACCTTCTACTGCAAAATCTGTGTTGCCAGTAACTATAGTGTGTTCTGTACCAAAATAGTTGATATCACAAGAACCACTTAAGAAAGCACTAGGTAAATACATTCCTAGATACCCTTGTCCGAGTTGGCTAGGGTGTGCATAATCATTTTGCCATATTCCACCATCGTATCTGTGTAAAATGTGTTCTGTTCCACTTAAAATTCTCCAACCTATTGAACTCTGTTCACCATATCTTTTAATAGATACTTTCATCTGCGAATATACTGCTGGCATATGTTGTGGATGGCCCCAAGAAATGTGTGCAAGTGTCATTCTAGCTTTAGGGTAATTTGCTTCAATATAATCCTTGAAATGATTAATACCAGCATTAAACGCTTCATCAGTTCCGTAGGACTGTGATTTATCACTATCATTCCATCCGCCACATACAAAAATATCTGTGATGCTTTCTTTATCTGTAATCGTATTACTTACATTTTGTAACTGATATAAGTATTCTTCATTACCAAAACCAGCACCACTCTGGAAACTGTGAAAAAAGTTAATACCATCTGTAAGTCCTAAAGCATCCCTAAAGAATTCCCAATAGAAAGTTTTAACACTTCCGTCATTTTGAATACCATAGCTGTCACCAATCATAATAATTTTACGATTTTCTAAACGTGAAATTCTTGTACTTAAAGCATTATCAGCATTTTTTCTATTATTTACTTCACTAGTAAGGTCATTAGCAACTTTAACAGTTTCCTGCCTATACTGTTCTACTTGTGCATTGTAATTACCAGTAATAGCCCAGTATTCTGCATTGCCAATTTCTGTTCCAACGGGTACGGGTTTTTTACTTGTATAACTAGTGCCTAGATATGTGACAATCTCCAACGCTTCATAGCTTCTTTGCTGATTCCACTCAATCGGATCACTAAACTTTGGAACGTATCTTGCACCTACATATTGTCTATTCATATATTATCATCCTTTCTAGTAACTTAAAACCAAGTGTCCATATTCAGGTTGAATTTTCAGTGTTATATCAAGTCCAGTAGTATTGAAAGTAATATCATACCAGCTTTCAGGAATATTATACACAATATAACCAGCATCTGTAATTTCAATGAATATCATTGTTGCAATATATTTTTTTATAATTTCTTCTGCGTAAGATGTGTCAAAATCGTTAATCCATTTCTGAACAACACTAAGATCTTTTTTAAGTGCATCAATTTCATCAGCAAAGATTTTATCCTGAGAAATTAATTCATTGATATAAGTAATAACTTCGCAAAGAATTTCATAATAACTAAGACTGTCGTCATACACCAGAGGTAAAACTTTCTGGCACCAGAATTTAAAATGCTCTAACATAAACTCACCACCTTTTTTTTACCATAATCCCATAAACAAGTCACTAAACTCTTCAATAACTTGCATATCAATGTTTAAAAAAGTTTCCCTAAACTTCAACAGCATACTACTATAACTTTCACTACCCTGTTTACCACTTACATTCTCCACATAATCTTCAAGGCTGTTAGCTGTACCAGTATTGCTAGTTTCGCCATTCACAGTAGTTTTATTACTACCAGAACTACTATACTCACCGCTACTATCGCCATTAGTGCTACCACTAATGCTACCACTAGTGCTACCACTATCAGTAATTTTTCTAGCATTAGTCAAGTAGTTCTCATTTTCCAACCCAGTAATAGCGCCTTGTGGTGTATCGCTATACAAATCTTTCTTCGTATTGTTACTACTACCACTACTAGTGTTGCTCTCAGTTCCACTACTAGTTCCACTACTAGTTCCTCTCTCAGAGTTTTCACCACTACTAACACTCGTACTAGTACCATCATCCTGTTTACTACTATCAATCTTGCGATTATGTGTTCGCTTTAAATCCACATCATACAGTGGGTTAAACTCAATCAACGCACTCTTATACAGCTGATTGTAAAAAGGCATAATCTCTTCAAGTCTGGTATTCATCCATAGTTTCCATATACCAACAGTTTCACTACCAATCTCCCTCAGATAATAATGCTTTAATATCTTCTGGCAAAGTATTGCTCTGTAACTTTCATCAAAGAAAATAGCCTTGCTAGTAAAAATTTTATCCCAGCTTTTACTGATAATATCATCCACATTATCACATCCAGCACTTTCACTCAACCCAGCTTTACTCTCACAAATAAACCTAACTTCTGTAGTGTACTTACTCATTTCTTACCACCACTCTTTCCGGCTACCAGCAACGCAAGGCTAAACACACCACACAAAGACCCAATAACAAAACCACAAAAGAAGCTAATCATCATTATCACCACCTTTTATCGTATTTTGTCCGGAGCCATCACCGATATCCTGAAAATCTTCTCTATAATCAACACTTATATTAGTACCAAACATAGCATTAATCTTTTTAACAGCATCACGCCTAGCTTGTAACCTACTATACCTACTAGCAATAGTGCCACCCTGAGTTCTTGTAACCTCGTCTGTAATCAGTCTTTCTTTCTTCTGAATGTTAATATTGCTAATACCTAAGTAAGTCAACGCTTCGTTCCATATCTGCGTTTTTAATTGATAAATTTTATCTGCCACATACGGCGCTCCTGTATTCAAACTCTTCAAAGCGTTTAAATCAAGGTTTTTATCACCGAAAATAAAAGGCGAGTTTCCATCGAATTCTTTATAGAGATTTAATAATGTAAGACGCTGTTTTTCTGTTCCTTGTATCAGTACAGGAGTTTTTTGAGCATTGGCATTTACATCAATAATCCTGTCCAGTAAATACAAGCGTCTTGAGTACATTTTAATATCTGTAATAGAATTAGTTCTCAGATAGTTATTCCATATAATAACGCTATTGTCTTCGTTTAACTCTCTCTGATAGTTGTTATAACTTGAGTATGCTCTTCTCAATACAGGATTTCCGTATACATCAAAGTTTCCGTTTGGTAGGCAATCCAAACAAAGATTACCAATCACATCATCATTGAAATATAGCATAGACCCGTTCTGAAATAAGTGCAATTCGATATATCTAGGATCAACGCTAGGTGGTAAGTTTTGCCACTCAAACATAGATATTGCTAACTCTGTAAGTCTGTTGAAATACTGCATATAGGTTACATTGTTTAGTAAAGCACTTTCCTCAAATAAGCCATTGCCTTTTTTTCTCACTTTCTCACCACCTTATATCGTATTATCCAATGAATAGTCACCAATTTCATTTCCGTTTTTCCAGAATGTAACACCAGCATCATAGATATTACAGATTTTTCTCATATCATCTGCCGGAACACTACCGACAATATTACACCCTATTGTCTTCACATAATTCCAGTGTGGTCTACCATTTCTGTTAGGTATTTTTACCCTATGAATAGCATACCCGAACATGGTAAAGTATTCGTCAATCATCCTAGCATAGTATTTTGTGATACTACATCTGCCACCATAAAATGATTGCAACCCGGAAGCCACGTTATTATTACCGTGATTCTGATTACCTTTTGTAATATCCGCTTGAATAGATGCCTGATAACCACTCACAAGCGCATTAGTGGCACTACTTAACAGCGAAGCACCCGCCATAGGCAAACCGCCCATCACTGCACCTGTTCCAGCTTTTACACCAGCATTAGCTATAATAGGTATGGCGTTTTGTGCCAACCACGCTCTAAAAGCATCCGTGCTCCAAGAACACATGGGGTAATTAGAAAGTGTCAACGATTCGTTAGGAAAAACACCAGTACTTCCTTTATAGTTTGTTGGTCTTAAAGTGCATTGGATGGGCATTGTGATAGGCACACGAATATTCCATTGTGGTTTTCTTCCCTCAAAAAATTCGTATCTCAATGCCAAGCTACTGCCATCGTTGTTTCCGATGGAAAAGAAATTGTAAGGGTACGTAAACATTTTTTTGTTCTTTGGCTTATATCCGTCAATTTCCCAAGACCCAATATTTACTGCTTCTGCCTCACCACTAACAGTATAAGCGTTAGCTGAGTATTTAACGGTCATGCCACCGTCAGGTATTGCTTGACCAACTCCGATAACAGGCGCCATATACATTCCGACAATAGCATCTGGTTTTTGATTGTAATTGTTAACCAGTGCATTTATTCCAGCTGTATCGGTAGTATTGTATGCGTACAACGTGCAACCGCCGTACACACCGTCATATACATTTCCAGAAGATGCTTCGTCCGTATCATTCACCAGTATATAAACAGCTAATGGAGTTAACACAGTGGATAAGTTTTTATAATCATTAAATACATACTCGCCAAGTTCCACATTCTCCGGCTCAATATGAAATCCGGCAACATCATCATCCACGTGTTCTCTTTCCACAAGTGAATACTCCATAGTATAATCAAAAAACCAAGTCTGCATTACATCCAGTTCAAACGTAATTTCTGAACATTCGTTGTTTACAAATTCAACGCTAGTGATAAAAGCATAAAACCATTTTGACCCATACGCTGTGTTCTGGAACATCATGTAATTACAGTCATACAAACTGTCAGCTTTAATACCAACTCTTGCAATACCCTTATTTACTCTTTGGTATGTATAACTACCCAAGTTATACTTCTGTTTACCAGCAAAATAAGTTTGCTGTGCGCTTGCGCTACTAAAGTAAATAGTGTGTTCGTAAGTTGTATCTAAAGGAACGTTTTGTAAAATTCTTATATTTGTTTGCGGTTGAATATACATTTAATCACCTACACAATTCCAAGAAATGTTTTGATTTTAGTTACCTGTTCACTCGTCAACGAGTCACTATCCAGACTACCAAAGTGAAATCTTTCACCACTAAGCATAGATACAACAGCGTGTTTCAAATCTTCTGCACTTACATCCAATGCGTCTGTCATTTTTGCCTTGTCTGTACTGTCAACTACATTAGCTAAAAACTGTTCTGCCATAATACCTCGTTTTCCGGGGGTAGGGTGTTATACCTACCCCCCTTGTAGCTTATTTTTTATTCAGTGTTAAAGTACCATCCACCGTTACTGCTGTAGGTGTAACGGTTTCCGTAGCTTCATACAACTGTTCACCGATGTTTGCCACGATCGTCATTGCCGTAGTGAACTGGCTGTCTGGTACTAACATACCGCCATATTTCTGCACTGCAATACCGGCTGTAGTAAGTGCTTCCGTCTGGACAAAGTTCACTTCGTTAGGTGCAAGTGTTACACCCTCAGCATCTGCATGCATTGTCAGAGTGATTGCTTTTTCTGTTTCGTCTTTTGCATCCCAGTGCAACGTAAGTGTTTCAGGTAATGCAACTTCGGCTGTACTATCCACAAATGCAACAGCATTAGCAAATGGTGAACTACTAATAGTTTTCCATGTGTGGTAGAAATAGTTCCAGTACAGCCCAGAAGAAACGTATTTCTCTGTAAACTTATTCATGTTATCATATACCTGAAACCAGTTTTCATCAAGAATCACTGCTTTTACTTTTTTCATCAACGCCAGTTCGTCTGTCGTTACTTCTTCCAGCCCATCAGAGTTATCCCGGATAATGTCAAACCGTTCATTGTCAAATTCATCCCACTTGTCAATGATAAACAGTCTACCAAGGAAGTCAGCTTTTTCCATGTTGAACGCACTAGCCAGTACATTCACATCAAACGATGCATTAAAGTTAGCATCCATGAAAATAACCTGTCTGTTTTTTGGTGTGTTCGTCTTCACACCAGCACTGTTATAATCAGCACTTACAAACGGTAACAGGTTGCTAGTTCCGCGGAAGGCAATTGCGCTTGTTTTCAAGTCAGCGTCCGCAACGATTGACTGTGTTGCTACTTTCCCATGTGAAATAGCTTTAATCAGTAGATATTTGAACAACAGGAACTCATCGTACTCAGCGCCAGTGTAAACAGCATCTACGATTTTTGCAATCAGGTTCTGCACGCCATCCATGCTAAGAAACGCTTGATGTAAGTCCATATCCTGAATGGTTACCGGGTACATTACACGCCAGTTAATTACATGAAATGCCGACATCACCTCAGGAATTGTTCTTTTAAATTCTCTGCCTCCAGCTTTCTCAGCGGAAAAGTCTACTGCTTTTGCAATGGAAACAAAAATGTCTTCTACTGTTTCACCGAACTCCAAATACCCTTTTTTGAGGATGGAATACGGGTTGTTAAATGTTGCACTCTGCATACGCACGATTGCAATACGGTTTACCAGTGCATTTAAAAACTGGTTAGCAAATGCTGGTGTACCATAGATTACTTCACCAACTCTTGGAATGTCTGTTGCGTTATGCACAACAGGCACATTCTGCTGATAGTCGTATGTTGCGTTCTGCCGAATAACATTCATAATGTCAATGGTAGACGCGTTCAGTGTACTATTTGCAATTCTTCTAGGCATTTATTATCACTCCTTTACTGTAAATAAATCGTTAAATGATTTCACCGGCTCATCATCCGGTTCAACAGATTCATAGTGAATACTATTTTGACCACCGTCTTTACTGAAAAAACGGTCTGAATATTTTTTCTTCCATGCTTTGTCGTTCTCTTCATATTTATTTTTCCAGTTTGTAGCATCACTTGTTTTTTCTTCGAAGTCTGTAAAGGTGTCTGTGATATCTTCCAGCATAGCGATATCATCGTCTGTCGGTTCTTCACCAAACCTACCTCTAAGGCTTTCCAGGATTTCTTCCCTTGTTTTAACAGCCATACGTTACTCCTTTCACTCTACCCTTGACCACTTTTCCGTGTTAAAAAGTTCACTTAATCTCATGGAAAGGGGGTGGTCTGGTGATAACATAATCTTACCGTCTTCTGTTACAAGTACGGTGAACCCCTCTTCATGTTCGTACAATCCTTTTTCAAACATTACTGTTCTCCTTTCTTACCTATACCGAACCATCATCCATACAGGCATTTTTTCTTTTTTCTTTGACGGTGTGCCACCACCGCCCCCACCAGCACTAAAAAACCTAAAAAGCATTACAGAATTGTTTAGCATTTCTCCTACATTCAAGTACCTGTTACCTGTAATCCACTGCGTAATACTTGAATCGTTGCCATGGTCTACAATATACTGATACGCTTCTTTTGCATATGTCACACGGATATCCCACGAGCTATCGTGTATACCCTCCCAACCTATGTTCCAAGCGTGGGTTAAATGTGTAATGTCAGTACTGTCGGATGCAAGGAAGTCAGAAAGTGAAGAGTAGGCACTTGCTTCGCCTGTAGAGTACCACACATTTTCTTCTATAATATACTGACATTGCCCCTCACCACTATCATCAGCATAACCGTGTGTCGACAACCATTCATGTAACTTATAAAGTCTTCCATGTGTATCTCCACCAGTGTTTGTCCACTGCCCTAATCCATACCCATGTTTTAACTCTGTCCATGTTCCCTCTCGTAATCCTTCCCATATTCCCGGATTTACATTTGATTCTTGCCTGAGATTTCCGGCAATAGCTGCGATTACATAGACAGAACATCCGTAACCAGAAGCACCACCTGAGCCGTATCTGAATCTCCTAGGAAAAGAGCGTTCATGGTTTGGGTCACCTTTTGAACTTCCGATTGACACCTGATTTGCGAGAGGCGCGTTACTTGTGTGTGCCCCCATGAAAACGCCTTTTCCTGTTCCACCCTTATAGCACATTTCAGTATGACCAGAAGTCCAGCCAATGTCACCCGGAAGATACTCAGGATCACTGGAAACATCGGTAAAACCTAGTGATAACAGAACATTGATTTCTATACTTGTGGTAAACGGGTTGTGGTTTGGTGCATATTGTGGTGTTTCCCAACCGCCAGCTAGCAACGCATAATTAATAAAACTGCTACAGTCATAATAGGTTATACCACCTATAGTTTGTTGATTTCTATACGCTTGAGAATATCCAACATTCGGTGCGTTACAGGTATTGACAGCCCATGAATATGCTTTATTAATGTCCGGCAATTTACATCACCCCCAGCACTTTCCAGCAACTTTTACCAAAGCACCCATCATTTGCACCGTTTGTACCACACTCATAACCGTATGCCCTCATAGTTGTTTGAAAACTATTGATGGCGTACACCGTGTTCGTGCCACACCCACCGTCAATTGTCAGTGGCTTTCCGTCTTTTCCTGTATAATGTAATAAGGAAAGTACTGTCTGCAATACAATCACATCTGTTCCGTATGAACCGCTTTTCACTGTACTGAATTTGTGCATATCATCACTCCTTGCTAACGTGGAACATATCCATTAATTTGTCTGGTAATAAATCTGGATTGATTTTTGAAATATTTTCAAGAATAGATACCAGTTCAGTAGTACATGAATATAGGACAACTACTGGCAGTATTGCTACGCTAAGATCGAACCCTACGAGATACCCGTAGGTATCAATACCCCATCCAACAGCGTAACATAAAATAAACCCGACTTTTTTAAATAAACCGTCCCTGAGCCTTGAAGATTTAATCTCTTTATCCTTAATAGCTGAAACAATCCCTGTCAGTAAGTCTAAAAGATTAAAAGCCAAGGCGCATAAAATGGGGTAAAACTGCTCCATACCTTTCTCCTTTCTTTCTTTACTTCACAAATAATTATAACATAAAACTTTACAAAAGTAAATAGATGTGGTATAATAAATATTAATAAGGAGATCTAATATATATGGGAAAATATTACGATGGAACAAAACTTTTGTCCATGTTGGACTTGAATGGTAAAAAACCAGAAATCTATATGTGTACTACAAACCGTACTGGCGGTAAGACAACATATTTTGGTAGACTTTGTGTAAACAGATTTCTTGATAAAGGAGAAAAGTTTGGACTTATTTATAGATATAATTATGAATTGGACGATGTTGCCGATAAATTCTTTAAGGATTTAAAAGGGCTGTTTTTTCCTGATAAAACCATGACTGCTAAAAAGAGGGCAAAAGGTATTTTCCAAGAGTTGTTTATTAACGACAAAAGTTGTGGTTATGCAATTGCACTGAACAGTTCTGATAGTATTAAAAAATATTCACATTTATTTTCTGATATTACTAGGATGCTATTTGATGAATTTCAGAGTGAAAGTAATCACTACTGTACCGATGAGATTACTAAGTTTTTAAGTATTCACACAAGTATTGCCCGTGGACAAGGTGAACAGGTAAGGTATGTTCCTGTTTTTATGCTAGCGAACCAAGTTAGTATTATTAACCCTTATTACGTGGCTATGGGTATTTGTAACAGGCTGAATAGTGAAACCAAATTCTTGCGTGGGGATGGTTATGTACTAGAACAGGGGTTCATTGAAAGTGCTTCTGATAGTCAGAAAGATAGTGGGTTTAATCGTGCTTTTAAGGAAAATAGTTATGTCGCATATAGTAGTGAGAATGTGTATTTAAATGATAACTACAGTTTTGTCGAAAAACCTACTGGAAAAAGTCGTTATATCTGCACGTTAAAATATAAAGGAAATGATTTTGGTGTAAAGGAATTTACGGAAAGTGGTTTTATCTATTGTGATGATAAACCAGACAGTACTTTTCCTATGAAAATAACTGTTACTACGGATGATCATTCTATCAATTATGTTATGCTGAAAAGAAATGATTTCTTTTTGAGTAACTTGCGTTATCTCTTTGAACGAGGCTGTTTTAGATTTAAGGATATGAGATGTAAAGAAGCTATTTTAAATGCACTAAGTTATTAAGGTATCTTCTTATGTTATCACAAGTGAGTCATTCAGATAGCACACTTGAAAAAATAGTGCTGAATGATTTGTCGTTTTCGCTGAGCGCACTTGATGTTGCATAAGTTATAGATATATAGAAATGACCGGGTAACGAACTATGTTCGCCCCGGTCTTTTTTCATTCTCCCAACTGTTTTCTAAGCACTTTGAAGAAACCCTCAACTCGATATGGCGTTGTATCAGTATAACAGCAAATATTATATAAATCGCATTTTGAACAATTCTTTGTTTTACGGCATATCTCCATAGCTTTTTTCAATAACTCTGCATCTTTCATTTATCTTTCTCCTGTACTTCCAAAGCCACCACGATTTTCACCAGATAAGTGTTCTACTTCTGTTATTTTAACAAGTGGCTGATGTTCCTGTATGCGAAACTGACAGATACGTGTGTTTTTAGGAATGACAATATCTTTAGTTGCATATGCTGGGAACATCCATTCGTCCTGTTCACCACAATAGGATTCGTCAATAAGCCCTACACTGTTTGCCTGAATGATGCCATATTTTTTAAATGTAGAACTACGGGGGATTAGTAACGCTTCGGTGTTTTCTGGTAACTGGATTGCTACTCCTAAAGGGATTAACTGAAAATCTCCTTTTTTCATAAACACATCAACACCAGTTCGCAAGTCTATCCAGTCTCCATTTTTTATTAGATGTATTCTATCCATGTATTCTCTTAGGTATTTTACTTTAATCTGCTTTGCTTTCATGATATTCCTCCACTTATAACAATGTTCACATTCTTTGTCAAACTTCCAGAAACAATCTTTACAGTTCATAGGTTACCTCATTTCGTAAGTTGTTTCTACCAGCAAAATTCCGCCTCGTATACGTTTCGGTCTTAATTTTCCCGGCACTTTTAAACCTACTTTAAAATCATTAAAGGTGCGTATTATTTGGTTACCGTTTTTGTCAAATAAGAAATCTTTTTCTTCATCACTCCATTCTTTATCTTTTATAGATACATCTGAACTCATGGATAGTTCAAATAAATCTTTGCATCTTTGAGGCATACCAGCACACTTTATGTTGTTGTATGGATGTTCTATTGGTTCAAGATTTTCTGCGACAACGTGTTCGATGTACGTTTTCTGTCTAGTGAATATTGCTTTATCCCAGCATGATTCCAGTTTCCAACAACAAAAATTTTTATCGTGTACTTTGATTCCTTTTATTTTTTCAGGTGGTAAGTCACAATGGATGCTATCAGTATCTGCGTAGATAAACCCCGGTTTATCAACACCGTAATAGTTTTTCTGAGCGGCTCTGATTGTAAAGTTTCTTGCGTAACTTGTAATAGCTGAACCTACAGGGATGTAGCCCGGTGTTTTGTTATTCTCTATTACAGGAACAAAACCTATTGAATTATCTTCTTTCACATATGCATATTTGAATGAACTATCTGTACTACTTGCCATTTTGCCATATAAATTATTTAAGAATAGTTTTGCTAATTCTCGTAAAGCACCAGTGCTTTTCTGTTTCATTTCTTTGTAGGTGTCAATGTATTCATCAAAAATACCTATCATAGAATAAAACCAACACCCATCTAATATCTCAAAATCAACTAACTCATAATGCTCTTTTAACAGTTCGTAATCTGTCATTGTTAATACTAATTCTACTCTAGTATCGCACATATTGCCGTCACTATCCCTGTAAAATGGATAATATTTATTAGTATCTTTATCGTAAATATCAGAAGTTTCCAGTGCTTCTGTTCCCTTGTATAAAAACGAACCTTTTATTTGTATAAAAGGTAGCATATTTTTCTTGATATAAAATCTGGTTTTTATCCTTACAAAATAATATTTGTTTTCTGCTATAGCTTCTGGCGGTATGAAATTACCTGTCCAAAACTTTGGTTTACCTACTGGGTATTTATTGCCACTTTCACTATGCATCATACTGGGGTATAGAGAATTTACATCGGCTGTTGTTCCATAGGTATGCAATTTATTTTCTTTTCCTTTTACAAGATAGCACCATCCACCACGATAACTTTTCCTTATATAATCACCAGCTGTGTTATACTTGTGTTCTTCCTTTATGCGCAACGTGTAAATATCAGGAAACATTTCATCGTAATCAAGAAGTTTCTTTGTTGTATGCTTACATATATTTTTATATTCTTCCAAGCAACATGAACCTATAGTAAGTTTATTGTGCCCCTCATCAAACATAATTTCAAGTGCTTCTTTTACAACCAAAACGTCATTTGCTATATACTTTTTCTCTTCGTCAGTTATAATACACCCAGCATATCTAAAACCTGTATATTCCATTTCTAATTTTTTGTGCTTTGTCTTAAAACTGTTACCTATTCTTTTTACACTGAAAGGTAATAATTTTAGTGAATCTCTTATTTCAATAAAATGATTGTTATCTTTTATTATAATAGTGTACCATTGTCCTTTATCAGATATGCTATATTTGAATGTTTTATTTTTCATATCTTTTTCAGATTGCCATTCTATAGAAAACTCTGATTCACCAACTTTGTTTGTAGCTTGTTTAAAGCCTTTATCTATCAGTAAATAAGACAACCAGAAAGCACCATCGAATTTTAAATTGTGATAATATGCTATAACGTTCGAATTTAAAGATAGGAAATAATTATATTGATCCTCTATGGAGTGAAATATTTCTACCTTTTCCGTATATAGTTCAACAGAAGCCGATGCCCAAACCTCTGTATTATCCTGTCCTTTATAAACTGTTGTTTCAAAGTCGCACATGAAATAACGGTATCTTTTAGTCCTCAATATTATATCCTAGTTCGTTATATTCAAATGCTTCTATTAAATCTTTCTTGTAAGCATCTGAAGCATCTGGTAGGTATTCTACTAACGAACTTGTGAACTCTTGCATAGCTGAGTTGCTATCATAACCTGTTTTGTTTAGAATCTCATGAAATTGGAGTGGCATATGTTCCAAGGAGTATGCAACGGAATCTATACCCTGTTCGTTTATCAGCGTGTTTATAAAGGCAATAACCTTGTCAGATATTTCTTTCGGAAAATGTAGTATTTGTGATTTGAAATTATTGATTATTACTTGAGAAATACCATTTTCTAAAACATTATCTGTTTTGGTTTGTGTGGATTCTCTCTCTTTGTTTTGAGTTACTTCCTGTTTTAGATATTTTGGTGTTATTCCTTTTAATTTTCTAGTTAGTTTAGCGAGTTCTTTTCCTTTTACACCTTGCTGTCTTAATTGCTTCTCAGTTGGTATATATAAATCAACATATTGAGATATTTTATGCCTCTTTATATATCGTAAGATACGATTCCTGTTTTTTGTGTATTGTGTCGTCTTCTTTGCCATACATAGCCCTCCTGTTGAAAAAAGGGAAAGCTGTTATGCTTTCCCTCTCTTATTTTAGCTTATTTATGCAATTGACTCTACATCAAGAATACAATTGATAAAATCTCTGCCAGCTTTTGTTTTGCCAGATGTTTTGATGACGGTGAACGGTTTATCACCCATGATTTTTACGATATCATTGAATGAACGCTTTACCGTTCCGCTCTGTGCGCTGTAAACCTTGTTATCAGGTGTGAGGATCGATAAGATTTCTACGGTTTCGCCTGTATTTTCTTTTACATCCTCAAAAAACATGTATTTCTTTACCGGAATCTTTTCACCATCCGGTAAGTTTTTCATGGATTCGATTGCTGGTGAAATGGTCATAAGGTATTTCTCGATCTCATTATATTCCTGATTTGAGATAATATTAATCATAGTTTTTTCTCCTCTTTCTTATTATTCTGTTTCTTTTTCTGTTTTAGTTGTTCTTTCTGGTAATACTGATGCATGTTCGATAAAATCCTGCTCAGTCATTCCGTACAGAGTTTCAATCTCTGTTTTGTCTACGATGTGAACCGCTTTTACCGTTTCAGTTTCGATGATTGGCTTTACTGTTTTCAGTAAAGAATCATTGTCTTTGTAGGTACGTGGGACTGTTACTTCCTTATTAAAGGGTTCTCCAGCTTCTACATCCACACACATTACATTTGCTTTTGTTGTTGTGATGGTTCTTGTCACCATTGGTACTCTTGCCATAATTATTACTTCCTTTCTTTTTGTTTTTTGTAGCACTATTGTGCTAATGAGTGGCGAGGGAGTCGAACCCACATTTTTCAGTGCCAAACCCGTTTACTTTCTGAATGTCTTTCCCAGCTAGACGAGCCACCCTGGAGGTTGGGTGACTGTATTAATAGCCACCCTTTTTGTATTGAGCAAATATATTCTTCTGACATTATTAATTATATCAAAAAGTCGGTTTTATGTCAAGTGTATTTGCAAATTTATTTAATAAAATACTTGTTCAAAATATCTTCCTTGTATTGCGTTATCACTATTTGTGCTAGAATTGTTACCATTTTTTGCTCAGATACTTTAGCTTGTAAAACTGGTATTGTGGTACACCACATATCTGTTAGTGAGTTTTCAATAGCCACATATATGTCTGATTCGTAACATAGAACATATACTTTACCTTTTATCTTCGTTTTAAGTTGCTTTTTTAACTTGGATCCTAACCTATTTTTAGCCATCTATCATTTTACCTCTTTTCAAGTACTTTCGTGAAATTTTTAACAATGCTCGAATTCTGTGAAAGGGTAAATCAATCAGCCTGTTGTTTTTCTTGGCGGTAAGACAGTTGCATATCGGATAAAATCACCTTCTGCCATTCCCAACAGAATCTCTTCTGTCTTTGATGATTCAATATGAACCAGTTTGAACTCGTCTGTTTCGAAAAGTGACTTGCATTTCTTGAGCAGTTCTGACTCTGTATAAGTACCGCCTATTGTGAACTCGTTGATAGTCACCTCTGCTGTTGTTACGTTTAAACACATAACCTTTGCTATTGTCTGAGTTACTGTTCTTGTAATCATTCTTTCTCTTGCCATATTCTTTTTTCTCCTTTTTTATTGTTTTTTATTCGGCTGTTGCCGTAAAGATGTCCCAGCGTTGAAACTGGGAAAGTGCCTGTCACTACACCTATAATGTTTTTCTAACAGCTGAAAGTAAGACAAATAAATCTTTCCATATATCAGCTAAAGCTGAGTCCTTTCTACCGCCTGTCAGTTTGAATAGATAATCCTCTATTTGTTCTAATTGCTGTAAGTTCTGCTTTGTTACTTTAACATCAAACATTGTAATCATAATGTTGCCCCCTTTATTAAATAATCGTTTTGTGCTGTACTATAGCGGACACCGTCTTTTGAATCCCATGCACAGGTGAAACTAAAAGTATTATGTGAACAAATTCTAAAGGTATATGGGTCACCGTTGTTTACAGCTTCACTAAAACATTGGTCATAAGCTAATCTTTTTTTATAACTAGCCCAACTATAAACATCTGATAAAACAAAACCCTCGTTCCTTCTGGCTTGTCTTAATAACTCTTGTCCCGCTTTTGTGTACTGATCAAATTCTTTCATTTTTTCATTCTCCTTTTTAGTAATTGATTGTTTAATTGTTACGAATACCACTGGCAGAATCGAACCGCCAAGAAAAGCCTTTCTTTGTGGTAAGTTATAATCTAATAATATGCTCTGAAATAACAGGATAAGCATATAATTTATTAAAACCTGTTGCTAACATTAATTCGTCCCAAGCATCTGTAATAAGATTGTCATCAATGATACCTTGAATACACAACACTTTTACTTGATAAGCAGCTATCCGAGCATATTGTTTCCATATGTTATTGTTATCCTTGTATGCTTCTATAGTATTCGCAACATTGCGAGTTATAGAGTTAATAAAATCTTCTGTTGCCATAAATTCTTTAAAGTTTTTCATATTATTTTTTTCCTCACTTTCTTCTAATATTCTTCGTCTGGATATAATGTACGCCACAAATCATCTAACGTAGACCATGCGATGCGCTGTCTATTAGCTAAGTCACTGTCACCCCCGTAAAGATTAGAAATTACTATTAATTCATTCCATGCGCTTGCTACTTCACCTTTAATTACATTCTTAATATTTTCTTTTGTCATTTTTATTACCTCTCTTTTCTTTATTTTATTGTCTTCCTTGTTTCTATATATATATTACCATATGTACTGTTTTTTGTCAAATGATTTACACTAAAATATTGCACAAGAACTGCAACAAATAAATGTGTAGATTTACCTATTGACAGTACAATGAATGTGTGGTATAATGGGGAAATGGTGACGGCGTTTTTTC